GGCCTGGATTTCCCTTAGGACCTGGTGATCCGTCCGTGCCGTTACTTCCGTCCGCACCAGGAGCGCCCTGTGCGCCCTGAGGGCCTTCTGGGCCTGGATTTCCCGGAGATCCTTTATCCCCATCATCCCCATCGGAACCAGGAGCTCCAATATCGCCTTTCGGGCCTTGATTCCCTCTGGGGCCTGCGTCTCCCGTATCCCCTTTCAATCCCTGCGGACCTTGCGGGCCTGGCCCGCCTTGTGGGCCTGTGCCTCCATGACGTCCGCGTTCTCCCTGTGGGCCTGGATCGCCTTTCTGGCCTGTCTCTCCTTGAATGCCCTGAGTGCCTTCTGGGCCTTCCGCTCCTCCCTGGAGTTGGTATAGAGAAACATCGGCAGTAGTTTCAAGTCTGTTTCTGGCTCGCACCAGCAAAGTCCCACTGGCGGATCTTCCATATCCCAATCTTGGGGAACTTCCAAGAAACAGAACCTGCGTATCATCATTAGGGCCTGTTGTGGTCGCTACTCTTTGATTCAAGAGCTCCGATGCTCGAAAAAATAGAAAATCGTCCTGGGCGGTATCACTGAGCTGCCCGGTAATATCGGCAAAATTCTGTTTGATTGCCCAAACTTCTCCGTTCTCCCCAGATGGGAGCGGGATTCCAGTATCCCTGAACCAGAACTCCGTCCTGTCTTGTGTCGGTGCAGCCAGGTCATAAGTATCCCCGATTTGCTTCAAGCTCGCTGGGCCTGACCCTTCCACTCCTTTGGGACCTTGTGGGCCTTGTGGGCCCGCAGGCCCTGGGCCTCCCTCCGGCCCTATGTCTCCTTGCGGGCCTGCAGGCCCGGTATCTCCCGTGTCTCCCTGCGGGCCAATATCTCCCTTGACTCCCTGTTGGCCTCGCTCTCCCCTTTCCCCTCTGTCTCCCTTGCTTCCTTTCAATCCCTGAGGGCCTGTGTTTCCCGTGTCTCCTTTCGGGCCTTGAGCTCCGTCATGGCCAGAGGGCCCTCTGTCTCCGGGTATGCCCTGAGGGCCTGTGTTTCCGGTATCCCCTTTCGGGCCTGCTTCTCCCTGAATGCCTTGCGGGCCGGTATCGCCTTTCAATCCCTGAGGGCCTGTGTCTCCCGTGCCTCCTTTCGGGCCTTGGCCTCCAGTATCGCCTTTCGGGCCTTGCGGGCCGATATGCCCGCGTTCTCCCTGCGGGCCTTGGAGCCCAGCAGGGCCTTGATCGCCTTTCAGGCCTTGCGGGCCGACGTCTCCGGTATCCCCTTTCGAGCCTTGAACTCCGCGCACTCCGACAACGACAGCCAGATAGACCTCCAGCGTGGAATCGGACGGGAGCTCGTCCCCCTTTCCAAAAGGAGATAAAGTCGATCTGCCGCCATGGGTAACAGCATACGAAACATTCAATAATCCCGGTCCGAAGCTGAGACCCGCATGAGAAAAGGTAAGATTCTCACGTGCAGTAAAACTTGATCCGGCCCCAAGTCCCCAGGGAACGAACGAGGTGTCTTTCTCGACACCTGCCACCTTTGCAACCAGAAAGAACCCTATGACTTTATCGGAAGGGGGATTGTTTGGAACTCTCAGCCCTGCGTAAGTGGTTTGAAAATCACGACTAAACCCCGAAGGAATGCCGGTCTCCAATTCGAGGCTGAGCCCTCTATTATTTCTAGTATAAACCCCGCTATATGCCGCCGTGGGGAGAGTGAGAGTGCCGATTTTCTGGCCTCTGGCAGAGCTCGATCCGCCGCCTTCATCCTGAAGCTGGCCATAGGTGGCGTATTGATCGCGCTCGGTGGCCTCTGCGACTCCCGTATGCTTGTGACCATCCATTGGAAGGTCGGCAGTCGGGCTATTCTGCCCGTCACGAGTCAAACAGTTTTCCAGCCCTTCCTCGAGCTCGAAAGGAACTTTCGCTTTAGGGAAATTCCCTTCGCCGTCCCAAGCCATGAGACTGCCCCGGAATCAGGAAGTGGCTGGCGGAGCGTTCACAACCACCCCAGGCCCGTATTCATCCTCTTCGGTCGGAAGTATTCCGGCCATGCTGACCGTCCGCATCCCGGACTCCAGTGCGAACCTCTGGTCTCGCTGCATCTCGAACTCGGCCAACTCCGCCTGGAACGACAGGCCGCGGGAACGCTTGAATCGCCATTCCAGATCCAGTTCCATCAGGTCCTGGTCGAATATCGGCACCTGCGAATCCGCCGTAATGGAGGAATGGATGATCGGCGTCCCTTCCCCATCACTCGCCCAATTTCTCGAAACGTACTCGAAGGCGATGATTTGAGAACTGGACGGGACCGGGTCCAGGGCCAATACCAGGCTTCCGGTGGCCGCATTCAATCGAATCCGATACAGGGGACTCAGTGAGACGGTCTCGGCCAGAGAGGACTTGATGGTTTGCCATTCCTGAGGGGAAAGCGGGCCGGTTCCCTCGTAATAGGTCGATCGGTCCCAGGTCGTATCGGAAATGAGGTCGGCGAAGTCCGCCGGCAACGGATAATTCTCCACTCCCGGTTCAGTGGTAATGGAATATTCCTTGGTCAGCTTCGGCCAGGACTGTCCGAACGATCCTCTTTTCTTGGATAGCAGGGTCCCGCTTCGATTGAGCAGAACCAGCATTGAAATAGCTAACGGGTCCCGATTCCCCCGTAAATGGGTCGGAGCCACGAAGCCCGACACCGACGCCACATTCTGGATGATTTGCAGGGCGGACATGGCTCTGTATCAGGCATCCTTGGCTGGAGCCTTCTTCCTTCCACGACCTGTTCCGGCCGCCGCCTTCTCCAACTCCTCGATTCGAGCGGTCAGGTTGGCGATAACCTCATCTTTCTCTGCGGACGAAGCGGCCAATACCTTTTCCTCGATCATTTTCTGCGCTCTCTCGCGCATGGCGGATGCTCCAGGCCCGATATTCTGCAAGCCCCCATCCGTGACTCCGGCCAATGCTTCGACTGTAAAGATGTTGAGTGATTTCAACTGCAGGAGGGTTGCCTGGTCGATCCAGGCCACTTCCTCCAGTCGAATCTGTCCCTTGGACTGGTCTAGGCTCTGTTTGTACAGCTCCCACTGTTTGGGGAACCGTGCCTGGTATTCCTCCGTAGCCTCGAAGTCAGGCGCATAGCTGGCATCTCCGGGAATGCCCATTCGGACATGATCCTTTCCGTCTACCGGGTTTTTGTAGAACTCCGCATAGACTTTCGATTCTCCCCCTGAGTTTCCGGTTAGGTGATCCAGTTCCATGATTTCTCCTGTCTGTGTTATCGGAATGGAAGGGGAGACTCATTTCTCCCCTTCCGGTTGGTTTTCCGTCTGCGCTTACGCCTCGAACACTCTTGGGTTCTTGGCAAAGGCCGCTGCCGGCCCGTTGCCGCTTCCCCGTGCGACAGTCAGGGTAATCCCGACCACCGGCGAAGTATTGCCATCGTCCAGCCGTCCACCTGTACCAGTCGTGTTCAGCTCGGTATGAGCGGCACAGTTGGCACCGGCATTCACCATGCAGGCCCCATAAATCTGGAACCAGGCATAGCTGCCGCTGGGGACTTCCATGTTCGCCACTGCCACCAGCTTGCCTCTGCCGGTTCCGGCAGCGACGAGCGAGTTTTCAATGGGCGAACAAGTCTGGTCATGATTGATAAGCACGGCATCCGCCGCGTCGCAATCAGCACCAGTGCGGAGATAGACATACTCCTTGCCGTCACCATGCTGGGCGCGAAAGCCCAACTGGTGCTTGGAAGAAGTGTCAACTCTTGACGGATCAAAGATAATGTCACCCATAATCAGTTACCCCTCAATACGCCTTGCAGCGAAGCGTTGCTCATGGTCAGGTTGCCTGCCCATACGATCAATCGTATGAGCGCGTCCTGATTAACCGCTTGCCGGTCGCCCGGCAGAGTACGGAAATTACGATCCTTGTGAGGCCGCCAGTGCAGGTAGTCGCAATTCAGGAAATACATATGATTTGCCGGAATTGAACCTCCCACTCCACCGTCCAGAACAACGGGTGCCGAATTGAACTGGATATTTTCAAATCCAGCATTCGCCATGTCCTTGTTCACGAATCGCTCCTGTGCCTGTACCGCACTCCAATAAGTGGTGTACAGGGCATTGTCAGCGAGAATCAGATCGGGCTTGTCGGTGCCTCTGACCAGCTGCACCCAGGTCGCCTGCATCTTTCCCTTGATGTTATCGCTGGTCAAAGCTTCAGCCGCCGGTGCAACATTGCGCCAGAAGTTCCAAATCGCCCTGTTGATACCCCCCACAATTCCGGCATTCGGATTCCCGGACACCAAAGCCCGCAGACCATTGATCTGCTTGCCGTCGTCCGCCGTGCCGTCGCTGTGAAGGTCTGCCGAGATGTTGTTCCTCATGGTGCTCTCCGCTACCATGATTCGACTCTCCAGCAGGTCGATCATCTTTTCACTGCCGCTGTTCTGAAGCTGCTCCAGACCAGAAATAGTCACCGCAACGGCCGCCTGTTTCCAAGCGTACTGCGCCGAGGTAATTACATCTGAAGGACTCACGTTCAAAACCTCATACCCGGAATAGCGCTTGTAGGTGCTATTCTCGGCATACGACAGTTCCTGATTGATCGCTGTGCCTCCGTCCACTGTGCGAATCTTGCCGCGTTTCTCCAGCTTCATCAGCAACGCGTTGTTGTGCGTTACGTTGTCAGCCAGTCTCTTGGTTCGATTCTCAATGGCGGAAGTGACAATTTCCGAAATATTCGGGTTTGCCATTTTCAGCCTCCTAAAAGGTTAGGTTATGCGTGTTGCTGGAATTGGTATTCCAGCTCCTGTCGAAGACTCCTTGGCTGTTCCGCTGCTGTGCCGTTGCCGCCCCCAGTCAGACTCCCGTTTGCTTTCTTCGCCTTGGCGGCGGCTTCCTGTGCCGCTTTGCGGGATTCGATTTCAGCGCGGTTTTTCTCCGCTGTCCGAACCTTCTCTCGCACGGCTGGATTCGCCCATATCGCCTTGTCGTAGAGTTCCGGGAGACTCACTTGAACGCCATTGGCCGCTTGGGCCTGCGCTAACTGAATCATGTCATCGTAGACTTCCTGGAAATGAGGATGCTTCAGGTTGCCCTGCTCATCCTTCTCCTCCCGGAAAGCCCCGATCTCTTGAACCGCCTGGGCATTGCGAGCTTCAAACTCCTGCTGTCCCTGCGATTGAAAACCATATTGCATCTGTTGGACCTGCTGTGCCAGCGGCCCCAGTGCGTTCTGAATCTGCTGTTGAATCCCTAGCGGGTCTTCCTCGACCGGCGGCAGCTGCTCCTGCGCGGTCTGGACCTGCACCCCATATTCCTGTGCCAGGGACATCAGTGCGCCGTATTTCTGTTCGGGGGTGCCGACACGGAGGATATTCTCCGCCTGCATCAGCCGCTCGAACATGATTTCCGGGGTCGTTCCGATCTGCTGGGTGTAAGGACTCCATCGCTCCATCGCCTGACGGATAGGGGCGATTTCCTGCGAGCGCCTGGTGTGCGCCGCCTCCATTTCCTTGTTCCGCTCCATGAGAAACTGCTTCGCTTGAGGGTCGAGCTTCTGGAACATCTCCTGATGCTCCTTGGCCCAATGCTCCGGAGCAATCATGTCCTCCGGGGCCTGGGCAGAAGATTGCTCCACCAGCGATTTCTCTTCCTCGCTGAGCTCCTCGCCTTTCTCGGCTTTCGCCTTTGCGGCCTCTACCGCGGCTTTCTGGGCCTCGGCGGCTTCGGCGGCGGCATTGGGGTCTGCCTCGGCTTCCTCGGCGGCCTGTTTCTCGGCATCCTGTTCCACCGCAGATTCCAGGGCTTCGCGTAACGAGCCCTCGGGAGCAGCTCCCTCAGGGATAACCGGCTCGGCCCCGTCGGCAACTGCCTCTGGGGTCAATGTCTCTGTCTCTTGGTTGTCCATAACAATATCTTACTCCAAATTATCTATTGAACTGGTGACGTAGAAATTCCCTAGGGGATTCCATTTCTACGGGTTTGTGCGGGTACTTCCCTGGGGGCATATCATTCCCCACATCTTCCACGCCGTTTCGGGCGTTGTGTGCGCGTAACTTGGCCCTGGAATCAATCACGGACCCATCCACAGGGGATTTGAATTGGTACGGGAGATCGCCGTGTACCTGCAGGGAAGTCCTCTCCCTGCGCGGCTTATCCAGGTCTTTTTTCCGCTTCCAGCGGCCTGGGGACACTTCCACCCACTCGGTCACAGTACAGAGGCCTCCAACGCCATCTTCTGTTCCTTGTGCTGGAGATCCATGACCATCATTTGCAGTTCCAGCTCGCTTCTGGCCAGGTCTGATTCCATTCTGGCCTGCTCGCGTTGCAATTCCACAACGTCCTGCTGGGCTTCGGACTGCATCTTGACCTGCTCGGCCTGAGCCTTGAGCTGAAGCCTCTGCAATTCAATCTGGGCCTTGGCCTGCTCCACCTGCATCCGCATTTTCAGGGTTTCCATTTCGGCCTGCGCCTTCATTTCCTCCGGCGAGGGCTGGTCGGGCTGTTCCTTGGCCTGCGTCTGCTTCTCCTCGAATTTCTGCAGGAACTCCTCGAACTTGGACTCCATAGAGCGTCCGGCACGGAAGCCCCGAATCGTGAACATCATCATTTCACCGAGCAGCGGCGTCATTTCAGGCACCTGCATCATCATGGGGGCCATCTGCGTCAGGTAGGTTCCGGCGGCATTCAGGAACTCGGTGCGCTCCTTCTGCATCAGCTCGGCATTCATTTCAATGGTGCTGTCGGTCTCGATGTCAATGCGGGTCTGGCGCATCTTTTCATTCTTGAGCAGGTCGGCAACACTCGCCCACAACTGCTCTTTCTGCGTTTCCTCCATTTCAGCCACTTCCGGCATCATGTCGAATCCGGCTTTGTCCCTCAGGGTGGCGGGTTGGAACAACTCCACCATCATTTCCGCCTGAATCCGCAATACGTCCCTGGAAACCCGCTCCACTGCCCGCCGGCGCTGATCCAGGCGCTGCGTGGTGAACGAGGTCTTGATTCTCGTGGCCGTGGCCTTCTCCCTGGGATCGGTCTTGCCTCGGGCCGCGTCCGATATGCCGGAGACCTCGTAAATCGTGGACTTGACCTGCTCTCTCGCCGCATACAGGCCGGACAGCGTGTTGACGACGAATTCCATGGGCAACCATTTCACCATTCCCCCAAGACTCGAGCTTCCCGGCGCACTCTTGCCCAGCAGCGCCGCCATGTTCGACACCGGCACCATCTTTCCGTCATTGCTTCCCTGCAGGACTTCCGCCAGCCCCTCCGCCGAGGCGTCGTACACGCCGACCAGCCTCAGGGCCTCGGTCAATCTCTGGATTCTCCACGAGATGGTGTCCAGTTCGTCCGCCAGATCCACGTACATCTTGTAATCCGGTATCGGGAACAGGGATTTATTCGTCAGCGTGGCGAATGCGGGTCTTGGGCAAGGGAAGAACTTCTCCAGTCCGTAAGGGTCCTTGGTCTTTTCAATCCACTGGTCGAAGTCCTTCGACAGGAACATTCGCTGCCTGGAGCGCATATCCCATATCTCCCACACCTCGGCCATTTTCAGGTCCTCTTTGACCTTCTCCTTATCGGATGCCATGATGGACGCCGTCCTGTTTTCTCCAGCTAACGGGACCTGCCTGAATATCTTCCCGAACCGGGCTACCCCTTCGTCACGGGTGAGCATGGTTCTCCGGGCCACCCATCCGTTGCGCTCGATTTCGGCCCAGCTTCGGGCCTGACTGTGCGCGAAGTCCATCCAGTAGACGTAATCAATGATGGTGCGTTCATTGGCTACCCGCTCTTCCTCGATAATCCAGCGCTCGCCCTCCGGCATCACCTGGTCTGCCTGGACCTCCGCGCCATACCGGTCACGGTAAAGCCCGTCCACGTCCAGGCTCACTTCCGTCCGCATCTTGATAATGTCCGACTCGAATACCACCCAGGGAATGCCCCGGCCGACCAGCAGATTGTCCAGCACGACCTGATTCATGCTGTCCTCGAGCCCGGAAGTCTCGGTCTCGAACTCCACCGCTCTTTCAATGACCTCGGCCGCCGCTCGGCCCACAGCGTCAGGGTCCTTGTTCCTGCGCTCTGCCACGATGCGAGGCACCCGGGAGAATACAGAGGGCTTGAGGGTCTGGATATTGCTCCAGAGCAGATTGAAGATGGGCTTCTTGGCCTTGGACTTGCGCGTTCCCAATTCCTGCTTTTCAAGGCTGAATCGCTCCTCGATCATCTTGGCGTCTTTCATCCAGGACTCGGCGGATTTCTGGTACGCATCCAGAGAGGCCTTCCAAAAAAGCAGGCTGTCGCGCGGATTCGTCGGGACTCTTTCCTGTTCCATGATTTCCATTATATGAGAAATTCCCCTAGTACAGGCCTCTCCTCTGCTTATCCTCTTCAATCAGATCATTCAGGGTCAAATGATATGGATTCGGTTGGCTGAAGTCCGGCTCAGGCGGGGGCGGCTTGGGCGCTTCCCCACTCTCCATTCCGGCCAGCATCATTCCTATGAGCGCCAGCGAATCCACCTGGTCGTCATGCTTGCCTCGGGGGAACTTCAATAGCTCCTTCACAAGATCCGGAGCCCAATGCGCGTGTTTGGGCAACCACAGGCCCAGCCCGGACATTCTCGCCTGCATCGAACGCGCCGACACCACTTTGTCCCGGGTCCTGGCCAGCTGGAGACGTCGCCCATGAATTTTCCTCTGGCTCTGTCTCTTGGTCAGGAAGGGGCCGATTCCCTTGGTAATCTGCCCTTTCTCCTCGGCCCAGGCAATGGTGCCGTATTTCTCCATCATGTCCAGCATGGGGTCTATCCACTGATCGGACTGGACCTGCTTCCGCCACACGTCCAAGAGCCACATTCGATCCTCCTGGTCGATTCCAACCACCAGATGCACCGTGTAGTCCCCATCGTCGTCGGTCAGCGCGTAGTCCGATGCGCCGTAAGTCCGCATATGAGACAGGGGCGGGGGGTTTCCATACCGAATCCACCCCTTCTCGAAATACACGCCGCCCTCAGGATTCGGGTTGCCTTGGTACAGGCT